CGCCGATATGGACCTTGACCGCATCCGCGATATCAAACGCGACTGCTCGACCTGCATCAGCCTGCTCGACCAGTTCGGAAGGGAACAACGATGAGCGACCGGCAATTCCAGGAATCGAAACACGTCGCCTTGCAACGTCAGGGTTGGCATTGCATGCGTTGCGGACGCAACCTGCATGACCCGAGCGTCTGGCCGGGCAGGAGCGGCCACCACCGGCAGTTGCGCCGTCGGGCCGACCCGACCGTGCGCGACCTGCCGTGCAACATCGTCGAACTGTGCGGTTCCGGTACGACCGGCTGTCATGGTTGGGCGCACGCGCATCCGGCCGAGGCGGAACGGTTCGGCTACATCATCCCGAGCTGGCGCGCTCCGCTCAACGCGCCGATACGTGACTGGAACGGCGACTGGTGGTGGCTGTTGGATGACGGCACGGCGCAACGGCTTACTCAAATCGAGATCATCGAATGGCAAAGCGATTGGAAGGAAGAATCATGAGGAAACAGGACGAAGACCGGAACGGGAAGTCGGAGGCGCTGCTCTGGCTCGACTTCGAAACGACCGGCACGGACAGGAATGACAGTCTGCCGTTGGAGGTCGGCATGGAATGCACCGACGTGCTGGGCGAACATTCGTATGGATCCCTGCATCGCATCATCAGACCGGACTATCTCAACCTGTTGGACATGAGTCCGATAGCGTTCTCCATGCACACGGACAATGGATTGCTGTTCGAACTGTTGAACGGCTCCGCGCACGACGACTGCGTGGATGCTGTGGCGAACGCAGTGGAGGAGTATCTCGAATCCCTGTCGCAACGGTTCGCCCTGGTTCCGGCGGGCACGAACGTGGACTTCGACATCGACTTCCTGAAACGTCTCGACATGAACCCGGACAGGTGGCTGTCCTACCGCAAGTTCGACCTGACCACGCTCCGCCGGTATTTGAGGTTTATCGACTGTCCCGAGGATCCGTACGGGACGCATTCCGGCACGCATAGGGTGCGCGACTGCATCCGACGCGACATCAACGACTACATCCGATACCGCACACTCCTGAAAAAGACATGGTGACAACAAGGAAGGAAACACTCGAAATGAGAAAACGCAAACCATTCACACTCGCCGGCATCGGCGTGCCCGCCATCACCCTGTTCCTGCTCACTCCGGTATTCCTCCTCGCGCTCGCCGGATGCGGGAGCGCGTCGGAGCCTTCCACGACCGCGCATGCGGTCAGGTCCATCGACTGGCGGTGCTCCGACATGTACGACGACTTCAGCGAATGCGTCGTCACCCTGACCGACACGAGGAAAGTGGACTGTGTCGTCTACTCGGACTACAAGCAGGGCGGCCTGTCATGCGACTGGAGCCACGTGAGCGGCGCGGACAAGGAGCCGGCAAGATGAGCTACCAGGAAATCTATGAGCGGTACGCCATCTGCGACGAGTGCCACACAAGACTTTTCGTCGGTGATGCGACCGAAGAGGACGCCGACGCCGAGGCCGCCGACCACGGCTGGCAATGCGACGAGGTCTCAGACAGGCACTACTGCCCTTCCCACTGGCATCTCGAATGTCATGACTGCCAGGCCGCCGATAGTGGCGCGCCTGACGAACTCGAACAGCAGGGATGGCGTATCGATCGCGACTATCCGTGGGACAGCCTCTGTCCGAACCACCATCATCTCTCATGCCGCGAATGCCTCAAGTCGGAAATCGGACCATTGCACCGGCTCGAATACGAGGGATGGCAGACCAACTCCACCGACCCCAACGACAGCCTCTGCCCGGAATGCGCCAAAACAAAGAAGGAAACGAAATGAAAGTGAAGAAAACCCTCATGGACATGATCGTCAAATGGCATCAGGCCGGATACAGCCTCGATGAGATCGCACCACTGGTGCCGCAAGTCTCCAAAGAGGAAATCAAAGCGATCATCCAACAACACCACGAGTAACAAGAAACCCGACCTTCCGGCCGGGCTCCTGGCATCACCACAAACCAGACTACACCGCCGGAGGGAATCGAACAAATGAACGAACCAACCAACGAATCCCAACCAACACCAAACCAGACACAACCAGCACAAACCAACCAAAACAAGCCAGCGCTCGCCGGCGTGTGCCTCGTCTGCGGCGGAGGATGCGCTGTCGGCGACACCATGTGCGCGAGATGCGATGGGCTGATGCGCGGCTGGCTGCGGGAATATCCATCATGGTTGGATTCGCTGCATGAGTTCCTGGACTCGACCGCGCACTACGGAGGCCGCCAGCCTGGACGCGTCAACCTTCCAGCCGCACCGACGCCAATCCGATTGCCGGTGCTCGACCACATGCAGGAGATCGGGGACATGGCGGTCGCATTGTGGCGCAGACTGTACGCGCCATCGGCGATGCCATGGGCGAACGGCCGGATCCACCCGTCCCTGCTGGAATGTTTGAGCGTCTGCGCCGCATGTCCACGGTTGAACCGGCTTCCGGACATCGACATCATCTGGCACGACTGGGAATCCTTGGCGCGCAAGACCTTGTCCATCATCGACGTGCCGCCTTCCAAGCACGGCATCGGAAGATGCCCGAACCCATTGTGCGGTGTCGAACTGTCGGCGCCCATCGACGCGGTCGAGGTCACCTGCCCCGTATGCGGCGGCACTTACCGCGTGGTGGACGTGCGGCTCGGCTTCCTGAAGGAGTGCATCGCATCCGGCAAAGCGTTCACGGCAGAGGAATGCGCCGGACTCCTGCGCGAATGCGGGTTCCAATGCAGCGTGAACACGATCTACTCGTGGCGCAAGCGCGGCAGGATCCAACCGGCCGGCAGAAACGAGAAGGGACAGCCGCTGTACCGCCTGTCCGACGTACACGCGCGCCTCGCCCGACATGACGTGATTTGACATTTTTCAAAGTGCAAGGCAGAATTGTCAGTGGATTAAAGGGTTCAAACCGGAAAACGGTTTGAACCCTTTTCATATCCACCGATGGATTCTCCTAACTCCTTGGGTTATATCCCGTCCTGTCCGAACGGCATATCGGACACGCTCCGCCCACTCCCGTCAGAGTGGGCATACCTCAATGTGGCAGGCAAGCCAATCCCGTGCTTCCGTGATGCGGTGATGCTCAAATCCGCCTGTCCATGCCTTCGTAGGAATCAGTGGTAGATCGTACCGGCCGCGAGTCTTTATTGGATTCTCTTCCTTGTGGCCGCGTGTGGACGCGGGTTCGAATCCCGCCGAAGGCACCCATGAAACAAACCCGGGGTAGGGGTATTCGCAGATGATGGGGAGCCCTACAAGACACGGGAGTGTCCATATACGGGAGCCCCTATACCGGCATTCCAGCAAGCCAGCGGCGAAGATAATCATTGATGCATCCATGACACCCCGGGGCTCATACATGTGGGGAGGCCACATGAGCAAGCGGCGTAACGAGCGTGTCAGCAACGGCTGGCGGCGCAGACAGCTCAGGGCAAGAGTGCTGGCCGCATACAACGTGTGTGCCATCTGTGGCAAGCCAGTCGACAAGACATTGAAGACACCACATCCGATGAGCGCCGAAGTCGACGAGCTCGTACCGGTCTCACGTGGCGGTGATCCATACAGCTTCACTAACTGCAGGCTCACGCACCGCAGATGCAACAGGATGAAGAGCGACAAGACAGACGAACACGCACGAGCGCTGCTGGCTGGCAGACAGGAAGTGAAAGCAAGCTCGATGCCGTTCAAAACGTTCGGCATCTGACTCCGATACCAGGGCGGGGACCCCGGGTACACCCCCTCCCGGTCGCCTCGGGTGCAGTGCCGATATTTCTCTTGAAATTTAAGCGTAACGAATTGTGTTACGCATACGTTGAATGAAAGGCGGAATATGGCTTTTTTCAAAGCGTCAGCATCTGACATAGAACGATTTAATAAATACTTCAGAAGCACTGACCCTAGTAAATGTTGGGAATGGAACGGTGCTCATCACCCAAAGGGATATGGCACATTCCGTCTGGCAAAGACGTCCGTTCCGGCACATCGCTTCGCATATGCATTGACTCATAACATGTTTATCCCAGATGGGATGGTGATTGATCATATCTGTCACAACCGTTCATGCGTTAATCCAGACCATTTGAGAACAGTAACGGTTCAGGAGAATTCCGAATATCGTGTTTCCTGTAATAAGAACAGCAAATCCGGAATCCGTGGTGTCTACTGGCGTAACGATCGAAAAGCATGGCAAGTTGAGGTTATCAAGAATAGGAAGGCATACAAGAGAGGTCCATTCAAGACGCTTGCACGGGCGGAAGCTGCTGCAACAAGATTGCGCGAAGAACTCGGGTTCCTCACTGGTTTTGGAATGAAGGAAACGCAATGATTTGCGAAGTATGCGGTAAGCAATTTAGGCCAAGTGGTAAGGGCAGCCAACAGAAATATTGCTCCGCGAAATGCAGGCAGAAAGACTATCGGCGTCGGAAAAAGAATCGGCCCGCACAGGACCGGAACGGTAAGCCGCCCGTCAAAGCCGTGGAAACGAAACAGAAGCCGGAAAGGGATCTCGACCAGCGGAGCTTCGAGAGGATGATGGACGGCAGCATGCTGGACATACTGCGAGACAACCGTGACCTGCTGCTCAAGGCCATGGCCGATCCCACGACGCCGGCGAACGCGCTGCCCGCGATCAGCCGCCAGCTCATCGACGTATGCGAACGCATCGAAGCGCTCCAGGGCGGAGGTCTGACCGACCTGTTGGACGATGAGGAAGACGAGGTGACGGACGATGTCGGAGCGTCGATTGTCTGAAATCGCCAAGGTCCTCCGCCAGCCGGAAGGCATCGTTGGCAGCGAGTTCACGCGAATCAACAAAGCCGCGCGCAAGGCCGGCATCCGTTTCGACTTGTGGCAGCAGGGCTTCTTGTGGCTTCTGTTCGCCAAGAACGCGGAAGGCAAGTATGCGTGTGGCGCGGACGGCGCCGTGCTGTCCAGCTGCAGGCAGATCGGCAAGACCTTCACCGTCGGCACCGCGTTGTTCCTCAAGGCGATACTCACACCGAACCTGAAAGCCATCTGGACCGCCCACCATACGCGCACCAGCGACGAGACATTCGCGGACATGTGCGAGATGGAGCACAATCCAGTGCTCGGCCGGTACGTGGAACGCATTCGCAGAGCAAACGGCCAACAGGAGATCACGTTCACGTCCGGCAGCCGCATCATGTTCGGCGCCCGCGAAAACGGTTTCGGCCGAGGATTGCACAGCGTGGACGTGGCCGTGTTCGACGAAGCGCAGATCCTCACAGTGCGCGCGATGGACAACATGATTCCGGTTTTGAACACGAGTCCTAACCCCCTGGTCGTGTATATGGGCAATCCACCCAAGCCGGGAGACCAGTGCGAGGCGTTCACGGAGAAACGCATGCATGCGCTGAACCATGACGGAAACCTCCTCTACGTGGAGCTCGCCGCCGACAAGGACGCGGATCCGGACGACCGCGAACAGTGGGCTAAAGCGAATCCCAGCTATCCGAAACGTACAAGCGAACAGGCAATCATGCGCATGCGCAACAACCTGTCGGACGATTCATTCCGTCGTGAGGCGCTTGGCATATGGGACGAGACCGCCACCGCATACGCCATCAGTCCCGACCTGTGGCAGGCCGCGGCCATCGACGACGTGCCGGATGGAGGAACCGTGAGCTTCGGCATCGACATGCCTCCGGACAGGAGCGTGCTGACCATCGGAGCGGCGCTACGGTACGCGGACGGTTCGGCCATCGTCCAGATGGCGAACATCAAGGACGCGCGGCAGGCGGGAACCATGTGGGCCGTGGACTGGCTCGCCGAACATTGGCCGAAGACCGCCAGCGTGGTCATCGACGCGCAGTCGCCCGCCATGAGCCTGCTGCCGGAACTGAAGAAAGCACATGTGAAGGTCACGGTCACGAACATGCAGGAGATGGGCCGAGCATGCGGCCGGTTCCTCGACATGCTCAAAGCCGGAACGCTCAAGCACCCGCGGGACGAATACCAGCCGCAGCTGGCCGCGGCCGTCAAGGGCGCGACCACGCGCCCATTGGGACAGTCCGGCGCGATCGCCTGGAACAAACTCGGCAGTGACATCGACATAACCCCGCTCGTATCCACCACACTCGCCCTGTACGGGGCGTGCACGACGAAGCGACATCCGGGAAGACGACAGATCATCGGAGGAATCTAAATGAGCGACATCCAGACAACGGCAGCGCCGGACGGGTGGAAACCTACGGGAGGAGCCGGAACGGTGCCGAAACTCGTCGTGCCGACGCACATCGACGGACTCTCCGGTGAGGAGAACGCGTTGCTGCGTGAACTCGCCGAGGTGTGGACGCGCCATGCGAGCCGCAACCGAATACTCACCGCTTACTACGAGGCCAAGGAGCCACTGGTTGATTTTGGACTGACTGTGCCGAAGTCCATCAAGGATCATTACACGCCGCTTGGGTGGGCGCGCAAGGCTGTGGATATGCTCGCCGAGCTTTGCGTGTTCGAGGGATTCGTCTCGCCGGGCGTGGACGACCCGTTCGAACTGCAGGACTTCATGAGCCGCATCGGATTCACTAGCGTTCTGCAGCAGGCCATCCAGACTGCGCTCATTCACGGCTGTTCGTTCCTCAGCGTCGTCCAGGACTTCGAAGGAAGACCGCTCATCCGCACGCATACCGCGGAAAGCTCGGCCGCCGTCTGGGATTACCCCGACCGGCGGGTCAGGGCGTGCATGGCCATCACCGACGTCGACGACAACAATGAGGCCACCGGACTCGTGCTCTACATGCCCGACCGCAACATCAGCGTGCAGCGCCGTCTCGGCTACTGGTGGCGCGTGGACGATGAGCAACCCACCATCGACAACGAGTGCAGTGTGTTCCGCCTCGCCTACAAGGCTACCGAGGTCAAACCGTTCGGACGCTCCCGCATCAGCCGGGACGCTATGGCCATCATCGACGGCGCGAACCGCACCATCGTGCGCGCCGAAGCGAATGCCGAATTCTACGCGTTCCCAAAAATCCTGCTGACAGGCACTTCCGAAGAACTCGCCTCATTGGGCACGGACGACGCGTTAAAGCTTTATATGGGTCGCTACAACATGATCAGCAAGGACATCGACGGGCAGTCCCCGACCGTGACGCAACTGGCCGCGTCCAGCATGGACCCGCACTTGACGATGCTGAAAAGCTGGGCCGCCATGTTCGCCAGCGCGATGAACATTCCCGCCAGCTCGCTAGGCATCGTGTCCGACGCGAACCCGACGTCCGCCGACGCGACCGAGGCGCAGCGCGAGGACCTGATCATCGAGGCGCGCCATTGCGACCGGGATTTCGGTGAATCGATCCTGCAGGCAGCCCGTCTTGTGGCACGGATGCAGGATCCATCCGTGCCCGACGATGATCTGATGAAACTGCAGGTCGACTGGAAGAACCCCAACACTCCGTCAAGCTCCATGAGCGCCGACGCGTTCAGCAAGCTCGCCGGCAGCATCGACTCGTTCGCCAACAGCGAGGTCGGCATGACCCGCGCCGGATTGAGCAGAAGCGAGATCGTCCGCTTGAAGGCCGACCAGCGCAAGGCCCAGGCCGGACAGGTCCTCGACCAGATTCGCGGCATGCGCCAACAGACGGAGCAGACGCAGGACGACGGGGAACGCCAGACCGACGCTTCCACGCAATCAACTGTTGCGGGGGGGGCTGAAGGACAGCTTCGACGCACTGGGAGTAGCGATCAGAGCCGGGGTGACACCGGAATCCGCGGCATCGATGCTTGGACTGAAAGGCATTGAATTCACCGGCATGACGCCGGTCAGCCTCAAACTACCGGAAGGCGGCGGAAATGAGCCTGAACAGTCTGAACCTGCCTCCGGAACAACACAGAAGGCTTGAACTCGACCTCAACGACCTGTACGAGGATTACACGAACACCATGAGCCGCTTGCAGAAGGAGGCAGGCAACAGTGTCTCGGGCCTCGTCTGGGACGGTGAAAGCCAGGAACTCATCAAAGCGGAGATCAACCGGTACGCCGACGCGGCCAACAAACTCGCATCCGACTACTACAGCCATGTGCGCGACCTATGGGCGCAATACGGCGGAATCGACATGCCGGAATACGAGCCGCCGACCATCACCGCCGACCGTGCGGTTTGGCAGATGGAAGGCGGTTTCAACAACACCGACTTCATGGGATTGCACTACAAGGACGTCATTCCAGATGAAAACGGAGCCGTTCACAACAACGCCGGAAGAACCATCGACGACCTGTGGCCAACGTTCGCCGACGAGGAGCAGGCGCTGGAATACGTGCAGAATCTGGTTCAGACGGTCGGCCGGCTGACCATGCAGAGGGCTGTGGCCAACGATCCCACCAAGCCTCGCTGGGCGCGTGTGCCGCGAGGGGCTAAGACATGCGCGTTCTGCCTTATGCTCGCCTCGCGTGGCTTCGCCTACCTGAGCGAGGACACCGCCGGACGGCAGATGCAATACCATACGGACTGCGATTGCGACATCGTGCCAAGCTGGGGCAGCAGCAAACTCAAAGGATACGATCCGGACAAGTATCGTGAAATGTACCAGGCAGCCAAGGCTGCGGCCGGCGATGACGGCGACTGGCGTGACACGCTAGCCCAATTGAGACGCATCTATCACGATGAGGTCAATGATGGTGTGACTGTCCAACCGACGATTCGATGGAGCGGCAAATCGATTCCAATCAGCGCTTCCGAACTATCGAGATTGTCGGATTATAGCGTCAGGATGCCTGGAGATAGATTCTCCAACGACGAGAAGATCGCGGCTTTGATGGATTGGACCGGAGACAGCTACAAAAGTATCAACGGCTACCTGTTCGGCGGACGAAACCCGTCGAAAGACGTCATCCATCAGGTCGAATGCATCGACGAAGCGATATCCGACCATATCACCCGAGAACGTTTCACGGTCGACAGGCAGATGCGGTTGTCGACGTTCCACGTCAACGACATGGAGTCGCTTTTCGATTTGAATACCGGTCGCACCTTCGAACACATCGGCTACATGGCCACCAGCATCAAGGAGGGAGGCATTGACGTTGATGGGGAAGACCGCATCGCCACAAGAATCCTGGTACCGCCGGGAAGCGCCGGCGTGTATGTGGAGCCGATCACTCAGCATCCGGGAGAATACGAAATTCTCCTGCCGAGAGGAAGGGCTCTTCGTTTCGAAGGGCTTGGAGCATCCGACGGCAGACCGATCGTTTATCTGAGACTGCTATGATTGAGCCTATGGATCGTTCCGACCGTTTCACGTTTATGCCCGGTGATTTGAAGGAAGTCACCGATGAGCGCCATCTTGCGGAAATCAAACGCAAGTATGGCGATATCTCCATGCCACAGGACGAATATGAATGGGTCAGGAACGAAGGAAAGAAGCGCTGGTCCGTCGGCGACTATGTGTCGACCGACGAGCTGCGGTCCGAATACGCGCGAAGAAAAGCGCTGGGAAATCTCTGAATCCCAGAAAGCCATCACGTCGAAACGTGATGGCTTTTCTTTTACCTTTCACACCCCAGCGATGGGGCGGGGCGCAGCCATGCGCGAAACCAACAAGAATGGCCGTCAACTCGCCGGCGTCAGGCGTGGAAACCAAGAACAAGCAAAGGAGCCACCAACCATGGCAGAAGAAAACCAGACCGGCGCGGACGGCCAACAGGAGCCGGAACAGCACTCTCCGGCCCCAAAG